TATATGCTGAGTTATTTTCAAAACCACCATAAATATATATATTCCCTTTATAATATACACAGCATGGGTAATTATAATAGTTGTCGGGAAATCCGGCTAAATCCGTTAGTGTATTGCTTACCGTATCAAACACAAATGCTTTTTTATGGGTCCCACCAAAACAATATATTTTGTTATCAACTACACAAAATGTACCGGCAAGCCAATCGCCGAGAGTATAAACATCTTCTATTTCACCTGTTTCGGTATTAAAACGACTAATCACACCAGATGACGAACCTTGATTACCTTTTCTGCCAGCAATCATGTAAATGTATTTTCCGATTGCCCCATTTCCAGAACAACCAGCAGACATTGTATTCGGAAGTGCATACTGCGTCGTAGAAATTAATTCGCTACCATAATTCAAAACAGGACTACACTCAACAGCATTTGGCTTTGTTGCCAATGGTACCCAGAGCTTGGTGGTGTCAGTGGGAGGGGTTGCTCCATAGTCTATATTTAGCTTAGCGCCCCCCCCTCCGATGGTAATAATTGGGTTACCATAAATTACGCTCATTTTATTGTCCTCCTTAATAAGTCATAATCTTTGTGATTTGTAGGCTCATCGCCGCAGGAGCCGCCCCAGCTGCGTATATCTTTACAGTGCCGTTTTCGTTCGCCGCTACCATCGAAGTAACGCCAGCATCGGCAAGCGCTGTCAGCTGGTCAATGGTGGGGTTAAGGTTCACCTGTAGCCCTTGTGCCGTTGGCCTTATAAAAGACTTTACCGGCCACAACAGCGCTTTCCTCGGCGGTCGTATCGGAAATATCAATAAGGGTGTTTCCGTAGAACTCCACCTTGTTTACCGCCATTCAAATCACGCTCCAATCGTTACGGTCTGACCTCCTGCGGGGTTATCGGCATAAGCAATCGGTACTCCATTGACAACGACCTCGGAGAGGAAGTCATAGCCATCATCGGGGAGAACGCTGAACTGTGCTTTTGCGGGGGTAACGGTCTTTTTCTGCCCCTTGGTAAGTTCGCCGGCATAATCACCGGTTACACCGAGGATGGAAACGCCGGATTTAATGTTACCGGCGATGATCTTTGCGGCTTCGGTGCTGTCGATGGCAGCAGAGCCGGAGCCATCGTGATAACCGGCAGGGATTGCTACCGGGGATTTGTCAACGATGGAGAGGGAAACAGCGCCCTTGTTAGGCATGGTACCGGTCACTTTAGCGCCGTCAACATAGGCGGTTTTACTAAAGAGGATCTCTGCCGCTGTAGCGGTCGCGTCAGAGGTATCAGCATTATACGGGCAGGTGCCGGTGATGGGAGCGCCGGTCTTATCGTGTGCTGTCTTGCCTTTAAGCAGGCTTGCAGCGTCAACCGTATCGCCGGTCAAGTCCATCAGGGTTTCGCCGTAAAAGATTATTTTGGAATTGTACTTTGTATCAGCCATTTTCAGCCTCCTATAGTTACAGTCTTTCCCCCGGAGGGGTTGTCTACGATTTGTTTGGGTACGGCCTTAAAGGTCATGTTATCTTTCAACATTTTTTCCTTTGTCAACAGCAGTTGGTCGGTAACAGCAGGGGTGACGGTGTAATCACCCTTGTAAACCTCCGCCGCTACGCCAACCACACTGCCGAATGTGATTGCAAAGGTGGATGTCGGAGATGCAAAAGCGGTTTGGAATTGGTTTTCAGAGGACTGGAATGTGGTCTGAAAAATCATTTTGTATCACCGCCCGCGATCTCATCCAAAAGGCCGTCTTTCAGGACATCTGCTACAGATACATTGAGAATATTAGAGTTAAGCCGGGCATTGCCAATACCAACACGAAGTTGAATTTGCACCTGCGGGTTTGGCTTAAAAAGCGCCGTTTCTGCTTCCGTCAGCGTGCAGGAAACAGTTTTATCGCCCAGCGTGCAATCCTCAAGGTCTTTTACAAGCACAACATTTCCGCCCTGCTTGTAGATAACGGCCATCATGGAGATTGTACCTGTGTCAAAAGGGACGGTAAAAATGTGGGTTGGGGTTGTGTATCTTCCTACGAGGCTCACCCTGTCACCACCTCCGAAATCGCAACCTGTACGGTAATATCGGCGGTCGGCTTGTCGCCCAAGGCATAGGCCGCAATAGTTCCGTTGTCGTTTGCCACATAGATAGCACCAGTACCGCTATCAACCATTGTGTTATAAGCAGTGGTGTCGATCTGGATATCCACCTTGCTATTGGCAGTAGTCCCAAGGCCGGTTACGGTTTGGCTGTATGGGCTTTCGGAGCCGAGCCAAGATGCCGCAGGAAGCGAAAGCTGCTTAATAACAACAGCCCGGTTGATCTTATACTCCATCTTACCGATGGCCTGTGTTACGGTATCGGTCGTGGTTACATTCTGCCGGGAGGTTGCCTGCTTGTAGCCGGGGATTTTGATTTGGCTGCCGGTATAGTCTCCGGTTTGCGGTGTCACTGCTCCTGTGCGGCCGTTAAAGCTCGCAACGGTGCCGGGGCTGATGGTGTGCGCTACATATTGCAGATCAGAGATCATTGTGGGCTGTGCGGTGTAAGTGGCTATCGGCAGCTGGTACACAGTACCGCTTGCATTGATGTCCTCCTGCACCAGCGCCGGAAGCGGATCGGCTGCCTGCGTCACGAAGGAAATGGGCGCATCGGTGTTTGCCATATCAATTTGAATGATAAGGCGGCCGGGGACGGAAGCGCCGGTTGGGAGCGTCGCATTGATGGTTTGCGCTTCTACCACAAAATTTCGGCCGAGGATAATTCCACGGCCGTCTGATACATTGATGATGTTTCCGCCCTGTGTGGTCACTTCCACGCCGGTAAAGATCCCACTGTCGTTGATGATGTGATTATACAGGTAAGCATCATCGGTAGGGGTAACAATAGATGCGTTATATTGGAGTAGCGTTATCATGCGTTTGCCCTCCTTTCAAGGATTAGGATTTTGGTCAAATCGGCGCGGACAACGCCAAAGGTCATTTTCGTTATGTCCTGTGACCGGGTATAGCCGGTAAGGATGGATTTATAGCTGCTGTCTCCGTCAATGACAAGCACCTCTGTGCCGATGGCCATAGAGGTATCAAGTACGCCGCAGTCGTTGCGGGCAGTCAGCTCAATCATGTTGTCATACTGCTGCGGAGTGAGTGCTTCGTATGCCTTTTGATAAGCTGCGGTATCAAAGTCCACATCGGTCTCCAAAAACTGCGCTGCGAAGAATACCGGCGTAATCCGGTCGGAATTGTTGGTGTCAACCTTTCCGTTTGGGTGCAGATAATAGGTAACATTCTGCGTTTCATCCGCTTTGTTGTAGATGGTCACCTTGTTCAGTTGGCCGGAGCTGTCGCCAATGATAATATTTTTATCCACAATGGCTTGTAGGCTTGCTTCGATGACAGCGCTTTCACTTACCTTTCCAACCGTAACGGTAATAGCCTTATTCTGCGGGTCAAAGGCCATGTTTATGGCTATGCCGTAAGCTGTCAAGGATTTGGTAATGATCTCGTAAAAGCTGTGGATGTTATCCTTGAGGTTCAGCGCTCCGGTGGTCTCGGAGGTCGTTTCCACCGTCATGCCGGTGATGTTTTGTAATGCATCATGGGAGGAAATGAAATTGTCCGTTATGATACCGGCGATAAACTGCTCTATTTTGGAGGATGTGGTGCGGTCAAAATGCACATCAACATCAAACAGCGCCATCAATGGCTGTGCAGAGATGGTCACGCCTGTTTTGTCGGTTTCGACATCATCCACGATCCCCTGATAGGCTACAACGCCGTTTTGGTCGGTCACGCTGATAAAATCGCCTTTCTTTGCATCGATTTTAACCGCCCGGAGAGTGGTTTTTTCCGCCGTTAGGTAGTCAAACTGTATCTCCGGGCTTTCAATCGGCGCAAAGCTGCGGAAAGTATAATCACGAGCGAACACTTCACACTTAAACAGAGTACGCAAGTTTTTCCACCTCCACATATGCGGTTATATCCGATGTGCCATCGTGGGAAAAGGTCAAAGTGCTTTCCCCCGGCGGAGCGTAAATAAACCGGCCGGTTGAAAAGTCGCTGGACTGGTACAGGTTTTGCACAAATGTCCCCTCGAGGGTATATTCTGCAATTTCCATCGTGGATGGATCGGCGTCAACAACGAGCTTATGCCCTTCCGGTATGGTAGCTGTTACCTTACCAACCGCAACACGAACACCGGCCTTTGTAAGCGCCCACGCTGGGTTTACAATAGGCCCGAATATCTGCAGCTTGCAGGGAGAAGGAAGATCGCCGTTTTTGAGCTTTGCAGAGCCGGAGATCGTTTCGATATAAGCGTAAGGATAGGTGTAGCTGTATGTTTTTCCGTTTACACCGGATGGCTGAACCTTGGACGAAACAATAGCTTCGTGCCAAGTACCAAAGCAGAGGAAGGTAACTGGCACAGCAAGATATCCCGACTTAAACTCGGATTTATCCGCAGTCTGCACATCGCACTTGATCTTGTACCAAGTATCAAGTGGAGAGTACATGAGAAACAGCGGCCCTTTGGTGATGAATGAGATAAACGCCTGATACCTTGCATAGCTAAAGAAGATCATCTCGCCGGTGACAGAATACTGATTGAGGTATTCGTCCGAAACGAGCCAAGCACTACCCGCTTGAATGGCGGAATAGGTTTTGCTAAAGCCCAAACCGCCCGGCGCGTTAAGGTACGAAGTTTTATCCATCAAATCCCACTCGGCGCCTACATTGTTTTGGAGCTTAAATTTTCTCATTAGTAGGCCCTCCCGAGTGCGCGGTTTACTGCCTGCACCAAATTGCGGGCAGCAGCTTCACCAGCAGCGTTGTCGTAACCATTAAAGGTGTTGTTCATCTCGATGGTAATTCCACCACGGCCTGCGTCACCGTTGAGGGGCATAACATGAGCACGCCCACCCGCCATGGTAAGCAGTTCTGGGCCAGCTTCGCCAACAATGGCGCTTCCGGAGGATAAGATGCCGCCTTTCGCAAGGTATGCGATCTTCCCAATGGTCGGGATGTTAAAGCCAAGCGATTTACCACCCAGCACAGGCACCCAATCCGGAACATCAAAGTGAATGCTGTTAAGGCCGTTTATCATCCAGTTAATGGCGTCAATAACCATGTTGATAAGGCCGATGATGCCATTAAGAGGAGCCTTTGCAATCGCCACAAGGGCCGTAAAGATGCCCTTAAAGATTTCCTGAACACCTGTCCATGCTCTTTCCCAGTCCCCCGTGAATACGCCACGGATGAAATCGATAATACCGTCAAAAACGGCCTTTATGGAATCCCAAATAGATTTTACTGTTGCGAAGAAGAAATTTAAGATTTCCCCCAATATTCCGAACGATTCCGACCAATCCGTCGTAAATACGCCCTGCAAGAAATCATCCACACGCTGGAGGATGGCCTGTATCTCGTCGCCCTTTGTTGCAATCAGCGCAACAAGTCCTACAATGGCCGCTATGAGCAGCACGATAGGATTTGCAATTATGAAATTTATGGCCGTTATCAGCGCCGGGATAACCGTTCCAGTTATAAAACTGATGGCTCCGGTAATTCCTGAAATAATACCTGCAATCGGGGAAATCGCCGCAATAAGACCGCCGACAATAAGGATTGTTTTCTTTACACCATCGTCAAGGTTTGAAAACCAATCGATTGCATTTTGAAGCCCTGCGACGATTTTATTGATAATCGGCAGCAGGATATCACCGATGGAAATCGCCAAGTTGTTGAGCCCGTTTCGGAGGATTTTCATCTGGCTTTCGGTCGTTGCGTATCTTTTGCTTGCCTCGTTGGAGAGGGCAATATTTTCGTCCCATGCAGTATTTGCGGTTGTAACAGCATCGCCCAATACATCGGACGCAAGGGCTAACGCACGAAGCATATTTGACTGGCGAATCCCGGAGAGCCCCAATTCATCCAATACGGAGATTGTGTCCTCTCCATTTTCGTTCATCTTCCCAAGCCCGCCGATGAAAGCACTGATTGCGTCTATCGGTTCATTGCCCCACATATCTGCGAATTCAGAAGCAGATACACCAGCGATCTTTGCGAATGTCTCAAGATCATCACCGCCAGCAGACACAGCCTTGCTTATTGCGGTCATTGTTTGGGTCATTGCCGTACCGCCTGCCTCTGCGTTGATGCCAACCGAGGACATTGCGGTAGACAATGCAAGGATATCCTGTTCGGACAACCCGGCAACTGTACCAGCAGACGCAAGGCGTGTAGCCATCTCAACAATATCGCGCTCTGTTGTGGCAAAGTTATTGCCAAGGTCAACGATGGTACTGCCGAGTTTGGAGTATTCATCAGCGGTCGTTCCGGTAATGTTGGCAAATTTGGCAAGTGCAGAGGCAGCTTCATCAGCGGAAAGGTTGGTTGCTTCACCCAAGTCGATCATAACGCGGGTAAAGTCAAGTACATCATCGGTGGCAATACCCAACTGTCCAGCAGCTTCCGCAACCGCCGAAATCTCCGTAGTGGACGCAGGAATTTCTTCTGCCATGTCCAATATGCCCTGCCGGAGTGCCGCAAGCTGCTCTGTAGTGCCGTCTACTGTTTTTTCAACGCCAGCAAAGGCGCTTTCAAATTCTACAGCCGCTTTTGTGGCTGCCACTCCTGCGCCTGCAAAGGCCAAAGATGCCGGTGCAAACTTCTTTGCAATGTTCCCGGACTTTTCTGCTATTTCGCCGGTAACCGCTGAAACCTGTGCGAGTGCCGCACGGCTCTTGGACGCTTCGGCCTGTAGGTCTTTCAGCTTTAGTTCGGCGCTGGTCAGTTCCCGGACTAACTCACGGTATTGTTTTTGGTTGATCTCCGTGCCGTCCGCCATTTCCTGATCCGCTTTCTTTTTGGCGTTTCGGAGGCTTTCAACCTTGTTTTCTGTATTTTTGATTTGATCCCCGAGCAACTTCTCCTTTTGCTTGAGCAGGTCAATATTGGTCGGGTCGAGTTTCAGCAGGCGATTGACTTTATTAAGCTCCGATTGTGTCCCACGGATTTCGCTGTTCAGCGAGCTGATCGCTTTCGACAATCCCTTTGTATCGCCGCCGATTTCAACAACGATGCCTTTAACATTTTCAGCCAATCTTACCACCTCCTGCGAAGAAATCACGCAAGCCGCCGGGTCTGCCCTTTATAGCATACTGTTCTGCGTCGTTGGCCTTTTCGATCATCAAATCATAGACCATTCCGCAGGTCATGTCCTCCAGCGCTTCATCGGATAACCCGAGTTCAGCGCAGCGGAGCATAAAGGTTGACCCGGTAGGCTCACGCACGGTTTGTTTTATTTTTTTTTTGGAACAGCGGTAGTCTTGTTGTTCAGGCTCCAAAGCTCCAAAATGGCAGGGAGCACTTTATAGATGGAAAACATCTCAAACTGCTCCAGCCACTCGTCAACATTGTCCGGGATGGACCCGTCATATTGCCGAGCCATGATAAAGGCGACATCCTCAAATATTTCAAGATCGCTTACGGAAAAAGATCCGTCCTCGGATGTCGCTGCCGTTTGTAGCTTTTGCAGGTCACGGACAATGTCCCGACCCACTTTATGGCGGTAGATGCGTGGGGTCAGCGCATTAGCGCACAACCCTACACTTTTTCCGTCGATCTCGATTACTTTGTTCATTTCAGCCTCCAGTCGTCGGAGTGAATACGGCGGGGTACCAGCCGTTCACGGCTGCCTCCGGGGCTCCCCCCCTC